CGCCGGCTGGGCACTGGCCACCCGCGCCGTGGGGGTGCTGCCGCTGCCGCTGCTGGCCGGGCTGGTGCTCGCCGGGCTCGGCATGGCCCGGCTGGGCCGGGCCGTACGCGACGCGGCCGGTGCCCGGTGGGAGACCGTACGCGGGTGGGCCGCGACGTACACGGCCCGGTGGCGGCACGGCCAGCACGAGGCCGGCAACGGGCAGGGCTGGCTGGAGGGTGAGGTCCACCGGCGGCTGGCCGCTGAGCGTGAGGCGGCCCGCTTGCAGGCACGATGGCTGGTGGCGGAGCGGACCGGCGCGACCTGGGGCCGGCAACTGGCGCTGATGCGGCGAGCGCTGACCCCGCCCGCGCACACCCCGGCACCCGCGATCCCGTGGCAAGGGTGCACCCCTTGACCGCCGCGACCCTGCCCACGGTTGAGTGCCCGGAGTGCGGCGGACCGGCGCCGACTGGCCGCGGCGGCCGGGTGTTGGGGCACCGGATGTGGCGGATGGGCCGGGGCGGGATGCGGCAGGCCGCGGAGATGTGCTGGCCCCGCCAACCGGCGGGGGTGGGCGGGTGCTGACCGTGATGGATTTTTATTGTGGCGCGGGCGGTTCGTCCTCCGGCGCGGAGCTGGTACCTGGCGTCCGGGTGAGATACGCGATCAACCACTGGGCGCTGGCGATCGAGGTCCACAACACCAACATGCCCCATGTGGATCACGACGTGATCGATGTGACCGTGGCCGACCCGCGGCGCTACCCGTCCACTGACATCGGCTGGTTCAGCCCGGAGTGCTTCGCGGCCGGGACGCTCGTCCTGACCGAACGTGGCTTGGTCCCGATCCAGAACGTCAACACCGGCGACCGTGTTCTGACGCACGTTGGCCGATACCGACGCGTCACCAACACGATGAGCCGCCAAGCACCCACCGTCTTACTCGGCGGCCACGGCAACACGCGCGGGATCGAGGTTACAGCCAACCATCCGATCTGGGTCCGTACCGACGGAGCTTCGCCCCAGTGGGTGAACGTCGGCGACGTTCCGGCTGACGGGACCGCGCTGTGGGCCACGCCTAACCTGTTCCCCGACTCGGACGTTCCCAGGATCGGTGGCCGTCGCCCGCTTCACGTGGATGATCCGCGGTTCGCCTGGTTCGTTGGGCGGTGGCTCGGTGACGGTTCCCTTCGTGTCCGACCGAACGGCAACGACGAGACCTTCGTTACTTGCGGCAACCATGAGGCCGATGATCTAGCGAAAGCCCTGTCATGGGTGCACCACGACTGCGATCAGTGCGCGCCGGAGCTGACCTGGTCACGCCGTCAGCTTCGGACCGCGGTGGCGTTTGCCAACAGCCATTCCGAACTCGCGCAATGGCTTGTACGGCACTTCGGGCACCGCGCCCACGGGAAGACCGTTCCAGCATGGGTGCTTGGTGCGCCGCAGGCGTGGCGGCGCGCACTGCTTGATGGGTACCTGTCGGCCGACGGCTACAACGACGGCCGCGAGTGGCGGGCCGCCTCCGTCTCCAAGAGCCTCGCCCTCGGAGTTCGGTTGCTAGCCGAGTCCCTCGGTCACCGAACCCAGCTGCAATATCAGCACCGTGACACGTGGAGGATTGACGGTCGCACCGGCCGAGCGCGCCCGCAGTGGACCGTGGTGTGGCTGTACGAGCAGAAGCGGCCAAGCACCGTTGCTACACCGATGCACACGTGGGCGCCGGTCAAGTCGATCAGGCCGGCCAGCGATATGACACTGGTCTACGACCTGACCGTGGAGGAGGACCACTCGTTCGTCGCGGACGGCATCGTCGTCCACAACTGCACCACCTGGTCCGTGGCCCGCGGGGAGCGTACCGACTACGCGGGCCAGCCGGGTCTGTTCGACGAGCCGTTGCCGCCCGAGGCGGTGCAGCGGTCGCGGGTGCAGATGGAGGACGTGCCCCGGTTCAGCCGGTACCACCGGTACAAGGCGGTGGTGGTGGAGAACGTGCCGGACATCCTGAAGTGGGCCGAGTTCGACCGGTGGCTGGGCGAGATGCACAAGCTCGGCTACCGGCACCGGGTGGTCACCGTCAACTCCGCGTTCGCTCACCAGCTCGGCGCGCCGGCGCCGCAGCTTCGGGACCGGGTGTATGTCGTGTTCTGGCAGTCCCGGTACAAGGCGCCGGATCTGGACCGGTGGACCCGTCCACTGGCCCGCTGCCCGGTGTGCGATGTGGACGTACGGGCGGTGTACGCGCCGAAGCCGGGTCCGCGGCGGCCGATGCGCTACGGCTCCCAATACGTCTACCGCTGCCCGTCGACCAGCTGCGAGAACGCGGTGGTGCGGCCGTACATCCTTCCGGCAGCGTCCGCGATCGACTGGTTGCTGCCGGCGGAGCGGATCGGCGACCGGGCCAGGCCGCTGAAGCCGAAGACCCTGGCCCGCATAAAGGCCGGGCTGGTTCGCTACTCGCGGCCGGCCGCCAACGGGAACGGTACGGCCTCGTTCCTGGCGGTCATGCGGACGAACGCAGGCACCCAGGGTGTCGACGAGCCGCTGCACACCGTCTCCGCCGGTGGCGGGCACCACGGACTGGCCACGCCGCTGCTGGTGCCGGCTGGCGGGGCCCGGCGCCGGGAAGCCCAGACGGTTGACCGGCCGATGGCCACCCGCACGGCCACGGACAACGACGCCGTGGTCAGCCCGTTTCTGACCGTGCTGCGGTCGGGCCGGCCACGGACGATCGGCGTCGATCACCCGATGGCCACCGTGGTTGCCGACGGGTCCAACCACGCCCTGGTCGACCCGCTGCTGGTGCCGGTGGAGGGCCGCGAGAACGTGCATGCCCGCCCGGTGACCGGCCCGGCGAGAGCGCAGACGGCCCGGCTACAGGACGCCCTGGTGGTGCCGCTGCGCCGCAACGGAAACGCCAGACCAGCCGGCGAGCATCCGCTGGTGACATTGGCAGCCGGCGGCTATCACCACGCCCTGGTGATGCGGAACCTGACCGCCCGCGGCGACCAAGGGCAGATGTCTACCCCGGTGAACCAGCCGCTGCGGACGATCCTGGCGGAGAGCAAACAGACGCTGATCCGGTGGGACCACGTGCTCTACGGCTACGACACCGGGGATCTGCGCCCGCTTGCCGAGCCGATGCCGACGCAGACCACCGTGCAGGGCGACGCGTTGCTGGGTACCGCGGTGGCGGTGGAGGACTGCACGTTCCGGATGCTCGACGTGCACGAGATCAAGGCCGGTATGGCGTTCGCGCCACAGTTCGTGCTGCTGGGCAACAAGCGGGAGCGGACCCGGATGCTCGGCAACGCAGTCACCCCGCCAGCCGCCCGCGACCTGATCGCAGCGGTGGCTGAGGCCATCACCGGCATCGACCTGGCGGGGGTGGGCCGGTGATGCTGTGGGTGGTCCTGTCCGCCGTGTGTGTGCTCACCGCGGGCCTGTTCGCCGTCGGCGCCTGGGCGTGGGCCGACTCCCGGCAGCACCGGGCCGACCAGGACGACCAGGGCGACCCGCTGTTCACCCCGGACACGGTGGAGCTGCCCCGCTACCGGGGCCGCCGCCGCCGGCCGCACACCGGTGCCTGCCGCCCGCCGGCTGACCGGCTCCGGTCAGTGCTGACCAGCCCGGCCGGCTGGTGGCCGACCATCCGCAGAGGAGGAGACGACCGTGGCTGAGCCTGAGGCGATATGGGTGGTGTCCGACGTGGCACCAGACGGCACCTACGTGACCACCGTGCAGGCGTCGGATGACGTGGCAGTGGTGCTGGACCGGCAGCGGGCGCTGGCGTACGCGGTGGCGCTGTACACGGCGGTCGGGTACGCCGAGTACGACGCAGCGGTGCTCAAGCAACTGACCACGTTAGGCATCGGTGAGGAGATGGCCGCCCGGTGTGTGGCGGACCTGCGCGCCGACCGGGCGCCGGTCGACGACGCGGCCACGGCGCCGCTGCGGTTCGTGCCGCTGGTAACCGCCGCGAAGCGGGAGCCGGCGCTGTTCGTCGAGGTCAACGGCCGACGGATCTCGCAGTGGACCCCGGCCGATGGCAGGCAGCACGCCGGGCACGTGCTGGACATCGTGGCCGCAGTGGACCTGGACGCGGCCTACTTCCGATTCCTGCGTGGGCCGGTGGCCCTGGCCGAGGGTCGGGCACGGGCGGTTGTCGGGTCGCTGGGTGAGTACCGGATCGGTGAGGGCCGTGGCTAGCCGCCTGACCGAAGCGGACCGCCAGACGATCGCGCAAGCTCAGCAGGCCGTCTCGACGCTGGTCACCGAGTGGTTGGCGCTGCGCATGGTCATCGCCGAGATGGAGGTCGCCGAGCACCCGCCGATCACCGACGCGCTCGGCCGGGTGTGGACCTGGAAGCCTGGTGGCCCCCGCGACCGGCAGGGGAACGATCGCAGCACCCTCTACGGCCACGACGGAATGGCGTGGCCCCGCGAATGGGTCGAACGCCCGGGCATCGGCTGGCCGCGGTCGGCGGCGTTGGACAACCCGAACTCCCGGTGGTGCGAGCTGTGCCGCGCCGGGGCCACCGCGGCAGCCGAGCAGACGCCGGAGCCCGCCCCGCCGCCGGGCGGTGTGGTGACGGTGGAACTGCCGGACGCTGAGGCGATAGCCGCCCGGCTTGCGGGGGGTGGTTGCCGGTGAGCACCCCAACCACCCGGACCGGGCTTCGCGAGCGGAGCTACAGCACGGCGCAGCGTCAGGCGCAGCGACGGCGCGCTGCCGCGCGGAACCGCGCGCTGGCCAGGCTCGCCCGCGAGCACCCGGAGCGGTACGCGCAGCTCTACGCCGAGGAGCGAGGGCGATCGTCGTGACGCGTCTCGTTGCTCCGCTGTCGCTGCCGCTCGCGCCACAGGCGTTCGGCATCGGGCGCGGGGACGATGCCGGCGATTGGCCGGCCGCGCGAGGTCACCAGCGTGATCTCGCCGTAGACGGCTTTGTTCAGCACGTCCGCGAGTTCCTTACGGAGATCGGTTGTACCGACCTCAGCCGGACGGTCAGTCTCCATGCGCTGAGGGTACATGACGTACGTTCCCGCATTGCCCAGTACGGTAGCGTAGTGTACGCTGACGTACAGAACGGAGACGTACAACAGCGGGAGGCGAGGCCAGTGAACAGCACCGGAGCGGACCGGGACCGGGAGCAGCGGAGGGCACGCCACGCTCAGCGGGTCTCCACACTCCGGGCGCAGCGGAAACAGGCCGGACGGGCCGCCCGCACTGGCGTCGCCGGCCAACTCGCCAACCCGTTCGCCGCGGTCCAGCCGGACCGCGAGATGACGATCGCGGAGGAGGCGTTTCCACGGTGACCCAGGTTCCGCTGCCCGTACCAGCCGTTGGGCCGAGCCCGTTCGACGCGATCAAGCGTGAGGACGAGCAAGGCGAGTGGTGGTCGGCTCGTGATCTCCAAGGTCCGCTGGGCTATGACCAGTGGCGCCGGTTCGAGGATGCGATCGAGCGGGCAGTGGCTGCGGCCCAAAACTCTGGACAGGAGCCCCAGCAGCATTTTTGCCGGCTTCGGCAAGAATCCAGCGGTCCGGGTCGACCCAGCACCGACTACCGGCTCAGCCGGTATGCCTGCTACTTGATCGCGATGAACGGCGATCCGCGCAAGCCGCAGATTGCGCACGCACAGACGTACTTCGCCCAACGTACCCGTGAGGCGGAGGTTGCGGCACAGCGGTTCGCGCTGCCCGCCACGTACGCCGAGGCGCTGCGGCTGGCCGCGGATCAGGCCGAGGAGATCGAGCGGCAGCGGGCCGCGCTTGAGGTGGCCGCGCCGAAGGCCCGGTCCTGGGATGTGCTCGCCACCGGCGCCGGTGACTACTCGGTCGCCGACGCGGCGAAGGTGCTCTCCCGCGACCCAGCGATCAAGCTCGGCCAAGGGCGGCTGTTCACCCTGCTCGGCGAATACGGCTGGGCGTACCGGCAGCGGGCCGACCAGCGGTGGCGCCCGTACCAGTCCGCCGTAGACACCGGTCGACTGTCGGAACTGCCCGCATCCCACTACCACCCCCGTACCGCCGAGCTGGTCATCGACCCGCCGCAGGTGCGGGTGACCGTCAAGGGTCTGCATGAGCTGCACCGCCGGCTAGGCGGAACGCAGCCGCTGACCATCCAGCCTGAGCTTGAAGGAGCACGCTGATGACCACCATCCGCCACGGCACCACCCAGGTCCACGTCACCCGCGACAGCCGCTACCCGGCTTGCACCGTGCTCGCAATCGAGAGTGCGTTCGGTGAGACCACCGTGGTGCTGCTGGACCGGGACAAGGTCGCCCAGCTGATCGCGGCACTAACCGCCGAGCTTGCGGCCCAGCTGGTAGGGCAGCCCGCCGCGTCGGCGGCTGTCGCCGGAGTGGTCGCCGAGCTGGACGCGATCACCGAAGACCCCGAACTGGCCGAGCTACAGGCCGACGAACTGCTGCTGACCGTAGTGCCGGCGGAGGTGGCCGACGCGTACCGGCGGGCTCTGCGCCGCAACGCCCAGCACGTCCAGCCCGAGCCGGCGGGGGGCCAGCGATGAGCGCCCTGCTGGTCATCTGGGGCTGGCTGATCGTCGGTGCCATCATCGGCCGGGCCGCGTTCGTACGCACCCTCGGCCACCAGCCCCGGCGCGGCACCGTCCAGCGCAGAGGCGAGTACGGCCACCGGTACACGATGGAGAACGGGTGGACCGACGCGTTCCGCCGCGCCGTCTGCGCGGCGGTCGCCTGCCTGGTGGCCTGGCCGGTAGCGCTGCCGATGACGCTGATGCTCGCCCACACCGGCACCGAGAAGCTGCGCGCGGAGCGGCAGCGCCTGGAGGCTGAGATCGCGGACCTGCAGCGCGACGCAGCCGCCGCGGGGGGCCAGCGATGAGCGGCATGGTCGACCGGTACGCCGGGCAGCTGGTGGTGCGGGTGCCGTGCCCGGGTCTGGGTTGCGGCGGCACTGCCCGGCAGCAGCCGGACGGGCGGACCGTGTGCGAGCGGACCGGGTGGGTGTACGGGCCGGACGGCCGGTCGGTGCGGGACCCGGACCTGGGGCCGGCCTCCGAACTGACCGATGAGGACCGGGCGCTGTGTGCCGAAGAGGCCCGGATGAAGCGACTGGAGGACGTGTGATGGCACTCAAGACGCGCAAGCCGACCGGCAAGATCCCGCCACCGGTGATCCTGCTAGAAGGCGACGAAGGCGCCGGCAAGAGCTGGTCGGCAGCCGAGCTGTCCGCGTCGGACAGAGTGGGCCGGACCGTGTGGTTGCAGGTCGGCACCGAGAACACCGCCGACGAGTACGGGGAGATCCCCGGCGTCCGCTACGAGATCATCGAGCACAACGGCACCTGGCATGACATCTACGGCCAGGTCATCGAGGCCAAGGATGAGGCGGCCCGGGCGAAGGCTGCCGGTGACAAGCCGTTGGTGTTGGTGATCGACCAGGTGGGCGCGATCTGGGAGCTGCTGTCCGACTGGGCGCACAACCGGGCCAAGGGCTCCACCGCCAACCGGAAGAAGCTGGCGGCGGACCCGAACGCCGAGATCGACGTGACCCCCAACTACTGGAACGACGCCAACGAGCGGTGGCGCAAGCTGATGACCGCGCTGCTGACCTTCCCCGGGATCGTCGTGATCCTGGCCCGCGGCCGGGAAACGGCGCTGATCGAGAACGGCCGGCCGGTCGTCGGGAAGAAGGACTACCGGGTCGAGGGGCAGAAGTCGATGCCGTTCGACGTGCCGGTGTGGGTGCGGATGACACGCGACGGCAACCCGACGCTGGTCAAGCTCCGCTCGGTGCGCAACGGGGTCAAGCCCGGCTCGCGGCCCCGACCGCTGCCCGGGTTCAGCCTCGAAAAGCTGGTCTTCGAGGTGTTGGGGTGGGACCCGCGGACCGGGGGTGAGCGGGCGCTGGCGCCGATGCAGGCCGGTGACGATGCGCCCGAGTCGCCGCGGTTCAAGGCGTTCATGGTCGGCGTCGAGACGGCCGACTTGGACGCGCTGAAGCGCATGTGGAAGCAGCACCTGCCGGCGGCGGTGGAGCAGGGCGAGATCAGTGAAGCCGAGGCGGACAAGGTGCGCGGGGCGATCCTGGCAACGAAGGCGGAGCTGGAGTCCCGGCAGTCGAACGGCCAGAACGGCAAGGCCGCACCCGAGGCGGTGCCGGCATGAACCGGGCAGATGTGATCCGGCACATCCTGCTGTGGGAGCGGGTGGCAGAGCAGGCCACCGCCCGGGCGGCGGCGTTCCGCCGGCAGTTGCAGGCCGACGCCACGGCGGAGTTCACCGAGCAGGGCACCGCCCCGTCGTGGCGGTCGCCCGAGGTTGGGCTGGTGTTCCTGCCGGTGTCGAAGACCGCGCCAGTGGTGACCGACCACGAGGCGTTGGCGAAGTGGGTCAGCCTGACCCGGCCGAATGAGGTGGAGCTGCGGGTCCGTCCCGCCTTCGTCAAGGCGCTGCGGGACGGCGCCCGCATCGAGGGCGACGTGGTCACCGATCGGGACGGGACGGTGATCCCGGGCATGGAGGTCCGCCCGGGTGGCAACCCGGGCTCGGTGACCTTCACCCCGGAGACGCCGGCCCGGGAAGCAGCAGCGGAGGCGGCCGGCCGGGTGCTGGACCTGGTAGCCGTGTCGCTGCACCTGCCGCCGCCCGACTTCGACGCCGAGGGGGAGGTGGCCGGCGATGACGTTGACGCGTAGGCAGCAGCTGCGGTCCCGGACCGGGCTCAAGCCCGGCAAGGCACTGGCCGCCGGCAAAGCGCTGGCCCGGCGGGTGGGGCTGGCTCAGGTCGGCCGCCGCCAGCAGGAGGCGGCGGATGCGGCCGGTAAGCCGGTCCGCCCGGTGTTCCCGGGCCGCTCCAGCCCAACCGGACCCGACCGTCTGACGGTGGAGGCCGTGCTGGAGCGTGCCGGCTGGGCGTGTGAGCGGTGCTCGAACGGGCTGGGGCCGGTGCGTGGCCGCGACTGGCATGTGCACCACCGCCGGCCACGCGGCGCAGGCGGGTCCAGCGCGGCGGACACGAACAGCCTGCCGAACCTCGGCATTCTCTGCCCGGTCTGCCATGGCGAGGTGGAGTCGCGCCGGGCTGAGGCGCAGCGGGATGGCTGGCTGGTGCCCCAGGGCGCCAATCCGGCCCGTGTGGCGGTGCTGATCCGCCGGGGCAGCCGGTGGGTGTACCTGACCGCGAACGCGCGGTACAGCCTCCACCCACCCAACCAGGACAACAGGGAGTGGAACTGATGGCCGGCCGGCCGACGATCACGTGGGTTCAGGACGAACCGCGCCCGGACAGCCCGGAGGAACTGGCCTACCGGGCCGGTGAGGCGCAACGGCAGGCCGAGGTGAAGGCGTGCGCTGACGCCCGCGGCCACGTGTGGTGGCTGGAGCTGGAACACCCGGAGGACGGTGCCGGGGTGGACCTGTCGTGTGAGTTTTGCCCCGCCGGCATCGATGACCTGTACCCGGACGGTATTGACCTGATCTCCGGTGACCTGGACGGGGTGTCGGTGGACGCAGGCCGGCACAACTCGCCGGTGCCGCTGCTGATCCCCGTGGACTGCGAGGTACTCACCACCCACTTCTCCAGCCCTATCACCGGTGAGGACTGGGATGTGGAGTTCACGATCGCGGCGCGTGGCCCGGCCCGGCCGGTGCGGTGGCCGCCCAACCAGAGCAACGACGGAAGCGAGGAGAGCTGATATGGCAGCGAAGACGAAGCCGGCGCGGGTGATCCAGTTCGCGGAGATCGAGCAGCGGTTCCGGCTGGTGCCGTTCCAGTTGTACGGCATCAACGGGCTGACCACCTACCCGGCGGTGCGGAAGAAGGGTGACGGGACCTACTCGATTCGGGTCGACGCTGGTTCCTCTGTTCGGGGCGGCACGGTGACGGAGAAGTTCTCCTACTTCTACCTGGACGCCGAGGGCACGATCACCGAGGCGCCGCGCGGATACGCCAAGGACTACCGGCCTGGCCGGGTTCCGGTGGAGGAACTGGACGCGGCCGTGAAGCGCTATGCCGAGGTGGCGGATGCCGCGGCGGTGGCCCGGTGACCGGCCGCAGCGTGCTGTCCCGGCTGCTGGTCCCCGACGCCACACCTGGTGTCGGCCCGGCCGGGCGGGTGGTGTCCGCCGCCGTGCCGTGGCTGCTGCTGGCATGGCCGGGAATGCTGCTGCTCGGCGTGCTGGCCGACTGGCAGCACGAGCCGGCGCTGGCGCTGCCCTACTGGCAGACGGTGCTGGGGATGGCCCCGGTCGCGGTCGGGGTGTGGCTGGCCCGTGAGGTCATGCTCCGGCGGCAGACCCGGACCGCCCGGGTAGACCGCTGGCAGGAAAGGCAGGCCCGCCGTGGGTGAGCTGTGGGAGCGCCAAGAGCGGCACCTGGTGACCGTGACCGGCCCCGCGGTGGCCGACGCCGTAGACGCGATCACGGCGCTGCATCAGGCCCTGTCCGACTACCGGCAGATCGCCGCCGACCACCCGCAGGCGGAGGTGCCGCCGGGTGCGGTCACCATCGCCGCCGTAGGCGGCCGGCTCGTGGTGCGGATCGAGTACGTCGAGACGCCAGACATGCCGACTGTGGAGGAGGTGGACGGCCGTGGCTGAGCTGCATGTGGAGGTGGACGGGCAGGTGGTGCCGTTGGCCGCGTGCGACTGGGTGTTCTCCCACAGCTGCGGGCATCCGTTCGGGGTGCTGGTCGCCGATCTGTCCGCCGGCCCGTCGAGGGACGTGTTCGCGACCGAAGACCAGGCGTGGCGCGAGTTCTACCCGCGCGCCCGGGACCGGGCCGACGCCGGCAAGCGGGGAGTTACCGCCCGGCTGGCTGTCCACGCCGAGCTGGGTGACGAGTTCTGGCAATGGATGAAGAATGGATGCGGGTGCGTGCCGGGGAGGAACCGCCGTGGCTGAGCTACCGACGATGCCGGAGCCACCCGATGGTGCGTGGATTGTGGTCGGGGACGACCCGTACGTGCTGCTGATCCGCGATGACCACTCGGCCCGGGAGGGCGGCGAAGAGCCCGGCTGGCACTGGTTCTACGGCCATGACGGGTCGGAGCCGCCACTGTCCTGGGCTCAGGTGAAGGGAGCTGAGGTGGACGACGGGGGGCTGGTAGCCGACCGGTCGGTGATCCAGCGGGTGTGGACACAGGACGAGCTGGACCAGGCCGTCGCGGACGGCGGGTACGAAGACGTCGGCGAGCACCGGATCGCGCTGAGCACCGGGGTTTGCGTCCTGCATGGGGAGTTCTACCGGCCACCGCACGAGCTGGACCGGCTGCGGAAGTGGGAAGGCGGGCGGAGCGGTGGCTGACCGGGTAGGTGTTCCGCCGCGGCTGTGGACGCTGGCCAGACTGGCCGGCGACGCCGGTTGGACGGTGACGGTGGACTGGCCTGGCCCTGAGCAGGTGGAGCTGACACTGACACCACCACGCCGGTTGACCTCAGCGGCGGTGGCGGTGTGGGAGCTGCGGGACCGCCGGCGGTGGCGTCTGTGTGACGTGCGGGTGTGGACCGGACCCGTCGGCCGGTGGGATCGCGCCCTCCTGCGGGACCTGCCCACGCTGATCGCCCAGCAGACGGCGGAGGGAGAGGGCCGTGGCTGACATCCTGGGCCAGCTCGGCGGCTACCCGGAGTTCTTCGAAGTTGGCCTGTGCGCGCAGACCGACCCGGAGGCGTTCTTTCCGGAGAAGGGCGGCTCGACACGGGAGGCGAAGCGGGTCTGCGGACGCTGCGAGGTCCAGCCTGAGTGTCTGGAGTACGCCCTGGACACCAGGCAGAAGTATGGCGTGTGGGGTGGGCTGTCCGAGCGGGAGCGGCGCAAGCTGCTACGCCCGGCCGAGGCCGGGGAGCCGGCATGAACGCCCGGGACGTACTCGCCGCCCAGGTGTCGGAGGACCAGTTACTCCGGGCCGTGCTGGAGCACGCCGCCTGGCTGGGGCTGCTGGTGCACCACTGCCGGCCGGCCCGCACCGCCAAAGGCTGGCGCACGCCGATCCAGGGCACGCGCGGGTTCCCGGACCTGGCGATCGCCGGCCCGGGTGGGCTGCTGCTGCCGGAGACCAAGAGCACCACCGGCAGCCTGGACCCGGACCAGCGGCGGTGGCGGGACGTGCTGCTCGCATCCGGGCAGCCGTGGCGGCTGTGGAGGCCGCAACAGTGGCTCTCCGGCCAGATCCGGGCAGAGCTTGAGGCGCTGGCGAAGGGGGAGGCGCGTGTCTGACCGCTGCGGGGTGACCGAGCTGCTGGCCGCGGAATGTGCCCACTGCCGCCGCATCCCTGACGCGCCACCGCCGCAGCGCCGGGGAAGGGTCATGATCTCCGCCGGCTACGCGGGCAAGTGCGCTGACTGTGGGGACTGGTACCCGGCGGGGGCCATGATCACTGCCACTCCGGACGGGTGGGTGGCTGAATGCTGCACCGAACTGAGCGGAGAGACCGAATGAAGACGCTGGCGGTGATCGCCGCGTTGGCTGCGGGACTGGTCGGCGGCTACGCCGCGCAGGCGTACTCGCTGCCCAGGGTCGGGTTGCACGCCCTGGACTTCGGCCAGTACCTGGTGCTGTTCGGGATCTACGTCGTCGCCCACACGGTGATCGCGGTCTGCAAGGAGGTTATCCGTGCCTGAGCGGATCGAGACCCGCCCACCGCTGGATCCTGCCGTGGAGGACCAGCCGCCGCCCCCAGAGCAGACGGAGGTGGGCCGTGGCTGACACCGCAATCGAGTGGGCCGACGTGCCCGGACGCCCCGGCTATCGGGTCAGCACCACCGGTCTGATCGCTGGTCCACAGGGGCCGCGCAAGCCGCAGGTTACCGCCGATGGGTACTTCTACATCGTCACGTACCGCCGGGGGGCCGGCGCGAAGGGTGTCCGCCGGAACCTCAAGCTGTGGGCTCACCGGGCTGTCCTCGAAGCGTTCGTTGGTCCGTGTCCGCCGCACCAAGAGGTTCGCCACCTGAACGGCAACCCTTCGGACAACAGGTTGTCGAACCTTGCTTGGGGGGACCGGTACGAACAGGCTGCTGACCGCGCACGACACGGCACCCAGCCGCGCGGCGACCAGTGCGCGAGCGCTCGGCTGAGCTGGCGCCAGGTCGAGGCGATCCGGGCCGATGTGCGTTCGTCTCGTGTCGTCGGGCGTTCCTATGGCGTCAGCCACGTCACCATCCAGAAGATCCGACGAGGAGAGAAATGGGTGGGCCTGAGCGATCAATCGAAGGGCAGGCACCACCACGACATCGAGGCGTTCCCGCCGGATCTCCAGGTCCGGGAGTACCCGCGGGAGGTGTCCCGTGTCGGCTGAGCCGAGTGTGGATCTGGTCGCCGACGTGCTGGCCGTGCACCGGCTGAGTGTCCAACGGGACTTCGGCACCGATCCGGCTGGAGAGCGCTGGCGATGGGTGTGCATGTGCGGCAGCCGTAGCGGGGGGCCATCCGGCTATAAGGACGCGTTGCGGGGGTCGGAGCGGCATGTGGCCGAGCGGGTGGTGGAGGCGCTGGCGCATGGTGCGCCAGCCGTAGCCGGGGAGGGGCAGCGATGATCGACGTGGCGGAGCTTGAGGAGATGCGTGGCCGTTACGACGCCGCATCGCGCGCGCTAGACGCGATGCTGCTGCGTCGGGATGGGCGGTACGCCGACCTGCCGCGTGAGGACCCGGTGATAGCGCTGCTGGAGGCAGCAGCCAAGTCTGCGGGGGACGTGCCGGCGCTGGTCGACGAGTGCGTGCGGCTGGCCCCGGCGTCGTACGTGTATGGCACCGAGGAGTGCATGGAGCGGGGATGTGACTACTTCGCCGATGGTGACGGCAATCCGGTGCACCAGAACGAAGATTGGTGCCCGCACGTGGTCGAGAAGGTGGCCACGCTGGGCGATGTGAAGCTGGCCAGGGCAATGGCGCGGGTGGTGCTGGTGCTGCGGGAGCGGCTTGTGGTCCGGTCGGAGCCCTTCGCCCGGGAGCTGTTCGAGCTGATCGACGACACGCTGGGTGGGATACGCGCCGATGATGACATCGCTGAGGTTGTAGCCGCTGCTGGGCTTGTAGGTGCCGGCCTGCCCGGTACCCCCCACGTTGGTGGGCAGAAGTGAGCGGGGTCACCACGCTGGAGCGGCCGGCCGGGGTGGAACCCGGCACACCGGAGCGGTTCCCGGCGCTCACCGTCTGGCAGCCCTGGGCGACGCTGATCGCCCTCGGCCTGAAAGACATCGAGAACCGGCCGTGGACGCCGTCGCGGGATGTCCGCGGCGGGCCGCTGTACATTCACGCTGGCAAGCGGTGGGACAGCGACGGGTTCCGCACAGCGGCTGACCTGGCGGGCGGCGCGTTCCCGCGGGACCCGGACTTCTACCCGCTTGGTGCCGTCATCGCCCGGGTGACCCTGGTGGACAGCCACTGGTCAAGCGCGTGTCTGCGCGGCAAGTACGGCGACTTGCACCCGGACGGGCCGTACCAGTGTTCCCGGTGGGCGATGGGCGGCAACGGCGGGCTGGCCCACTGGCGCCTGTCCGACCCGGTTGTGGTCCCGGAGCCGGTGCCATGCCGGGGGTTCCAGAAGGTGTGGACCCTCCCGCCGGACGTGGCCGCCCGAGTGGCCACCCAACTGGGGGAGGTGGCGGATGCCTGAGCGGATCCAGCTTCGGCGCCAGCGTGGCTGGCGCAAACCGCCGGGCGCGGTGGTGGTCTCGCGCCCATCGAGGTGGGGTAATCCGATCCGGATCACGCCGGAGCGGCTGGACCGGTGGCCGTGGACTCGGATGTACCGGGTCCACGGCAGCCCGACAGACCTCAACGACGGCCCGTCGTACGCGCTGCTGGAGACCGCCCGCTACTTCGCGGCGAAGTTCTTCGAGTGGGACCTGCTCAACGGCCGGATCGCGCACGCCTATCCGTCGGTGGAGGAGATCCAGGCGGAGCTGGCCGGCCGGGACCTGGCGTGCTGGTGCCCACTGCCCACCCGACGCGCAGACATCCGCATGTGCCACGCCGATGTGCTCCTGGACGTTGCCGCCGGGTACGTGGTGCCGACCCGCTCATCGATTCCTGCTGGCGGAGAGGTGGCTGCCCGGTGAGCCTGATCCCAGAAGTGCCCACGGTGGAGTGCCCGGTGTGTCGCCGGCGTATCGCGCTGACCGGGTTGTACGGGGAGGTGGTGCCGTGGCATCGGCGCGACCCGGCGCGGCAGCCGCCGTGTCCTGGGCAGGGCGCGGTGGTGCGGCAGACACCGGCCGGGTTGGTGGCGACCATGCCCGAGACCGACGGGGGGGCGGGCTGATGCTGCGGATCATCAAGTGTGCCGGTTGTGGCGAACTGAAGGAGTTCCACGCTCGGGACCACTGCAAGACGTGTCACGCCGTCCAGCGCAGGAACGGATCTTTGCCCAAGGTCCAAGTGCTGATGGACCCAGGCGATCGTGAGCGGCTGCGCAAGGCGATACTCGCTGCCCACGCTGACGGGCTCGGGAGCGCAGAGATAGCCCGGAAGGTTGGATGCAAGCCGTCCTACGTCTACGGCTACCTGCGAAAGCAGGGGCTTCGGGCTAACACCAACCGCGGAGCTGACCCGATGGTGCGACTCATGGCATTCGTCCATCGGGAACCATCCGGCTGCTGGGTATGGCAGGGCACCACGATGGACAACGGCTACGGTGTGGCGTGGCTGGGCGGCAGGAACGTGTTCGCACACAGTGCTCTGTTTACGCTCACGAAGGGTGCGGTCCCGCGTGGCATGCAGTTGGATCACCGGTGCCACTCTGATGACCACTCTTGCCGCGGAGGGCCGGGCTGTCGGCACAGGAGGTGTGTCAACCCGGATCACCTTGAGCCGGTGACGGGAAAGGTTAACCGGGAACGGGCGGTTGCCCGCGTCACGCATTGCCCGAAGGGGCATCCGTACGACGAGGCCAACACCTACCGCCGGCGCGACGGGTCACGAAACTGCCGCTCGTGCCAGCGTCTGCGCATGGCCGCGAGAAGCGCCAAGCTGCGGGGGCGTTGATGATCAGGGTGATTTGCAGCGGGTCTCGCTATGCGACGGAGGAGCAGCACATCGAGGTCATCGGACCGGTACTGCTGGCGGTGTGCCGACGGGACCTCGGGGTGCTTGCCCATGGTGACGCGGCCGGCGTGGACCGCATCGCCGCCGGCTGCGCCCGGACGTGGGGCTGGCAGGTCAAGCCGGTGCCGGCCCGCTGGGGCGAGTGTGACCTGACGGTGCCGGAGGACCGGGGTGGCTGCCCGGACTGGCCGCACCGCAAGAAGCGCCGGGACGGGAGGGACTACTGCCCGCGGGCCGGCTGGCGCCGTAACCAGCGCCTCGCCGACCTCAAGCCGCGGGCGGACTTCGTGGTCACGTTCGTGGACCAGCGGGGCGACGACTCCGGCACGGGCGATTTCCTGCGCCGGGCTCGGCGGGCCGGCTACGACCCGCAGGTACACCCGATCAAGGTGGTGGTCCCGCATGGGTAAGCGTCTACGCACCGCCGGCGGCCGGTGGCGGCTACTCGCCCACGAGCGCCACGGCGAGCGGCGCAGCCACGGCATCGGACCACTCGACCGGCCGAGCGACTCGCCCCTGCGGGTCCACCACGACCTGCCCGTGCACACCGAGTTTGACGAGCTGGTCGTGGCTGGCTGGTTGCACGTCGAGCAGATGGACACCGGCACCTGGTGGATGAACGTGGGTGGTGTGACCGTGTGGGTCAAGGCGGACCGGGACGGCCGTCCGGTGTCGGTGTCGGTGTACGGCCCGGGTGACTACGGCGACCCGGTGGAGGGCTGCCGCTACGAGTGCACGCGGAGCGGTGGCGAGGGGGCCGAGGGTGGCTGAGCGTCCCGGTCCGAACGACTTGCTGCCGCACGGCACCCGCGAGGCCCGGATCAACCACCTGGCCCACGGCGAGCTGCTGTGCCAGGTGTGCCGGGAGCTGGACCCCGGCTACGAGCCGCGGCACGCCCGCGGCGACCGGCAGGAGGTGGCCACCGGTGCGTGATCGGGTCCGTCCCCGGTGGCGCTGCGGCGAACCTGGCTGCCGGGCGTACCGGCGGTGGCAGCCTGTGCCGGCCGCCCGCGGCCGGGGCGACCTGGACGCCGCGCTGGCCGCACTCGACGCGCACTACACGATCGCACACCCCGAGCTTGTGGAGGAGGTGACCGGCCATGTCCGACTCGCCGCGGCGGCGTAGACGCCCCCCGCCGCCGCATGGCACTGCCCGCCGGTACCGGTACTGGCGCTGCCACTGCCCGCCCTGCCGTGACGCTGAGCGGATCCGCGCCAAACGGCACCGTGAGGGCCGGGGCGTGCCGGCTCTGGTCGACGCCACGGGCACGTCCCGCCGGGTCCAGGCGCTGGTGGCATACGGCCACCCGTTCGCCGAGTTGGCCCGGCGGCTGGGCTGCACGGAGGCGTGGCTGCGGCAGCTCGCCCGGGCGGTCCGCACCCGCGGTGTGCTCCGCCGCACCGCCGGCCAGGTCGCTGCGCTGTTCGACCAGCTGACCGACCTACCGCCACCGGCGGGCAGGACTGCTACGCACGCGCGGACGGTCGCGGCACGGTACGGCTGGGCCACGGCGTGGGCGTGGGACGACATCGACGATCCGGCGGAGCGACCCAAAGGCGTCCGCACCACCCGGGCAGGGGTGGCGTGATGGGCCGGTCAGGACTCGTCGGTGTCTGCGTCCTCCGGGGGCTGCCAGTCCTCCCACGGATCACCAAGCGCCTGGCAGGCGTCTCGGTACCAGCCGGGCGGGACCAGCACGGCTGCGACCTCGCTACGGCGGAGCAGGATCGTGTGCTCTTCGCGTTCCTGTGCCCCGTCGATGCGGTCCTTGAGGGTGGCGCGGGCGGTTCTGATGCTGACGATCCTCCGCCTGGCCATGGCCGGAGTGTACGACCGGCGGATCAGGCGAACGTCCGTACGGGTGGACGCGGGTGCTGTCATTTGGCTCTCCGCTCTTGTGTACACTTGGCTGTACTCGCTAGAGTCGAGTTAAGAGTACGCTCTGTGTGGCACGGGCGGCAACTACGGGGGCCAATGCGATGGGCGACCTAATTGGGGACCTGCTCCGCGAGCGGTACGGGAATCCGCCCGTCGCGGAGGCACCGCCGCTAGCTGCTGAGACTCAGGGACGCGACGACGAGCCGACGGAGATTGCCCGCCGTCGGCGCGTTCTGTGGCTGGGGATGGATGGGGAGGACGTGGAGTGACGATCAGGGCGATACCGGTGTGGCACCGCGGGGTGCGGTTCGCGTCAACGCTGGAGGCCGATTGGGCAGCCACGTTCGACGCGTGGGGTTGGGACTGGGAGTACGAACCCGAAGGGCTCCAGTTGCCGTCTGGGGAGCTGTACCGTCCGGACTTCCGGCTCCCGGCCCAGCGAGTGTGGGCCGAGGTCAAGGGCTACCACGACGAGCGGATCGGAAAGCCGGCGAAGCTTCAGGCTGCACTCGGTTACGACGAGTGGGAGTGGGCTAGCGATCTGGTTGTGGTGCTGAGGCCAGCGCGAGTCGACGGTGCCATGTGGGAGGGGACGCAGGAAGGGCAGGACATCGTGGTCGCCAGCTGCCCGGAGTGCGGCCGGCACGGGTTCATGGACTACTCGGGCATCTGGACCTGCCGTTATCACCTGAGGGTGCAGCGGAAGCCGAACAAGTTCTGGGCCACTCCCGGCGGTGGTCTGTACTGGCCGGGCGAGTTGTCGTTTGTGCGGGTTCCACGGCGGCCAGCCCAGCAGCGGGGAAGGGGGCTTATCGCCGCATGGAACCCGTAGCCGAACCCTTCCGCCACCCCTTCCGGGAACCCTTATCGCAACCGTCCGCACAGGAGAGCAAGTGGCACGTAGCGAGGCACGGATCACCGTGGACATCTGGGATGTTGACTCGGACTTCACCGGGCTGACCCGGCGGGCGCAGGGGACGTACTTCTTCCTCCTGTCGCAGCCGGACTTGGCGCACACGGGCGTGCTCGGGCTGCGGATGCGGCGGTGGGCCAGCGCCGCGGCTGACCTGACTGAGGCCGAAGTATTGGCGGACCTGGAGGAGCTGGTGGCGGCGGAGAAGGTGGTTCTGGACTTCGACACCGAGGAGCTGTTGGTCAGGGCGCTGATCAGGCGGGACAAGGTGTTCCGGCAGCCCAACGTACTGCGGTCAGCTGCCGACACGTTGCCGACCGTTCGTAGCCGGTCGATCCGCTTCGTGCTCGCCGAGGAGCTGCGGCGGATCCAGAAGCTGGAGATGCCGAAAGACTCCGGGCCGATCATCGCCCAGATGCTTGAGGCCATAGGGAACCCCTACCCGGAGGGGCGGGCGAACCCTTCCGGGAACCCTTCCGCCACCCCTTCCGGGAACCCTTCGACCGGCACTCCCGGGGAACGGGGAGTGGTACGGAGAGGGAGTAGTGACTCCCCGATCCCCGAATCCCCTTCCCCCAATACATCTCCACCAGGCCACGTCGAAGCCGGCGGCCTACTGCTCGACGGCCAGCCGATCAAGGCACCGGCGGTAGGCAGCGACGAAGATCCGAAGTGGGTCGAGTTCTGGACCGCCTTCCCGCGCAGAGATGGCAAGGCGGACGCCCGCAAGGCGTTCGTGGCCGCGGTCGTGAAGAAGAAGATCGACCCGGACGTGATGATCGCAGGCGCTGCCCGCTACGCCCAGCGGATGCGCCGCGAGCAGACCGAGCCCTCGAAGGTCAAGATGGCGCAGGGATGGATCAACGGCGAGCGGTGGGCCGACGAACCGGCTCCCGCCACGGCCCCCGAGGAATCCGGGTGGTGGGACAATTGATCCCCGCTGACCCGCTACGGGAGATCGTCCTCCCGAAGTTTCACTCGGTCCGCCGGTCCGGGGCTGGCTTCGTGGTCCGGTGTCCGGCCCACGAAGACCACACCGCGAGCCTGACCATCGGCCCCGGCGAGAAGCACCCGGTGGTGTTCCACTGCCAGGCCGGCTGCGACCCGCGGGACGTGCTAACCGCGCTCGGTCTGACCTGGGAAGACCTGTCCAAACCGCGTGACCAGTCCAGCAACGGCAGCGACGACTGGACACCCGCCGGGCCGGCGGTCGCGGTCTACGACTACCGCGACGAGAACGGCGAGCTGCTGTTCCAGGTGTGCCGGACCGCAAACAAAGACTTCCGCCAGCGGGTCCCGGACCCGTCGGCCAAGGGCGGTTGGGCGTGGAAGCTCGGCGATATCCGACGCGTCCTGTACCGCTTGCCGCTAGTGCTGGCGGCGGTCGCTGAGGGCCGTGAAGTGTACCTGTGTGAGGGCGAGAAGGACGTCCACACGCTGGAGCGGCACGGCCTGGTCGCCACCTGCAACCCGGGCGGCGCCGGCAAGTGGCGGGACGAATACAGCGACATGCTGAAGGGCGCGGCGGTGGTGACGATCGTCGCCGACCGGGACGACCCGGGCCGGGCGCACGCCAGAAAGGTCCGCGACGCGCTGCTCGGGTTGGTGGGCGCGGTCTACATCGTCGAGGCCAGGGCGGGCAAGGACGCAACGGACCACGTTGCTGCGGGACACAGCCTCGCCGAGCTGGAGCAGACCTTTTCCAGCGAGGAAGAGGCCAAGCCTGACTTGGCGCCAGACCTGTGGGAGTTCATCGCCACCCCAGACGAGGCGTACGACTGGATCGTTCCGGACATTCTGGAACGGGGAGACCGGTTGATCTTGACCGGGTTCGAGGGTCTGGGCAAGAGCATGGTCACGCGGCAGATGGCGGTGATGATCGCCGCCGGGCTGCACCCGTTCTACTGGCACCGGCACGGCGAGTGCCGTCCGCACCGGGTGCTGTTCATTGACTGCGAAAACTCGGTCCGCCAGTCACGCCGCAAGTTCCGTCCACTAGCGGCAGCGTCGATCAAGCACCAGCACCGGGTCCCGGGCGGTGGTCTACGCCTGATCCACAAGCCCGAGGGCGTCGACCTGACCCGTGACGAGTGGGAGAACTGGCTCATGGAACGGGTCACCGCCCACCGGCCGGACGTGCTGTTCATCGGCCCGTTTTACCGGCTCCATAACGCAAACATGAACGATGAGCTGCCGGCCCGGAGGGTCGTTGCCGTTCTCGACCGGGTGCGGACCGCCGTGGACTGCGCGCTGGTCACCGAGGCACACGCCGGGCATGGCGAGTCTGGCCTAAAGCGGCAGGTCCGTCCCGCCGGGTCCAGCTTGCTGCTGCGCTGGCCCGAGTTCGGCCTCGGGATTCGGCCCGCCGGAGACCCGCCGCGCATGATCGGTGGCCGTCCGATCGACGTTGAGGTGGTGCCGTGGCGGGGCGGCCGGGATGACCGGAACTGGCCGGGGTTTCTGACCTACGGCGATCCGCATGACTGGCCGTGGAAGTGGGCGCTCGGCGTTCCGGATGGGGGAGGGCTGTGATGGTGGTCTGTGAGACGTGGCTGGCCAACGACTTCCTAGTCCGAGTGGGGTGCGAACCCGGGGTGCCGTGCGACTGCCCGGACTGCCCGGCTGCCCAGCCCGTCGCGGCACCGGTCGATAGCAGGGACACGACTTTGACGCGAGAGGTGGAAGCCGATGCGTGGAGTTGATCTGGCGGAGCTGCGGGTGACCGCCGCTGATCCGAACGCCCCACCCGGCCAGTGCTGCGGTCGGCACGCCCCCGACTGGACCGGACGGCCGTACGTGAGGGCTTGCCAGCTGTGCCCCGTGTCGCCGACCTACTGGCGCCGCAGCGAAGGGGGCGAGGCGGCATGAGCGTGCAGCATCCGGTACCCGGCCAGGGTCCGGCCGACGTGGACGACTGGGGCTGCTGCGCCCTGGACGACGGACACGACGGGCGGTGCGCGTGGCTGTGCTCCGGCTGCCAGGGCGGCAGGTGCCCGGAGTGCCACGGGACGGGTGGACCGGACGACGTGGTCCGGTGTGACTGGTGTGAGGGGTCAGCGGCGTGTCCGGAGGGGTGTTCCGAGGGGTGGGTGACGGATGAGCCATGACCACCGATCCGCCACCGGCGTGCCGTGGCTGCTACCACCCGGTGCCCACCGGGGTGACCTACGACGGGTACGGGCCGGTGTGCGCCGAACGGCGGGGGCTGCTGCCTCACCGGGTCCGGGTGAGGGCACCGGTGAGGACCGGGGGAGGGGCGCCCGTGCTGGACGGGCTCGCTGAACTGCTGGACCAACGAGATCAACGAGGGGAGCGAAAGGTGACCATGACGAAGGCGGAGGTCAGCCGTGGCTGACCGTACCCGCCGCCGGGGCCTGCCGGCGGCCAACCCGGCGGCGGTGTGCCGCTGCCCTATCGGCTGGCCGGTGTCGATGGGAGTTGCCGTGGATGGTGAGTTGGTCCGCCGTCGGCGGCACCACCTCGGCCAGTGCGGACTGCCGGACGAAACCAACCGAGAGGACCCACGATGACCACCCACAAGCCACCCGACCCACCGCCCACCGTCGGCCCGGCCGTACCCAAGCCGCTGCCGCGGGCCGCGGCGTTGACCCCGGAGCAGGAGATCCGCGCCCGGGCGCTCGACACGGCCGGCCGGCTGCTGGCCCGACTGCTGGGCGAGATGCCGCTGAGCATTGCTGAGTTCAGCATTGACCTGGTCGGAGGCCTGTGGCTGCGCTTGGCCGAGCTGGGCGCTGCGCAGATCCGCGACGGCTCCCGCCCCGGCGACGGTGGCGAGGATGACCGGGACCGGCGCCGATGACCACGACCACCGCCGGGCTGTGCGGCCACCGCTGGCCGTTGTCGTGGGTGCGACTGCCGTCCAGGATCCAGCACCGGTGTGCCCTGCCGGCCGACCACCCGCACTGGCGGAACGTCTTCCCGCCGCGCTGCCGCTGCCGATGTGGCGCCATCTTGATCCGGCCCGGCACCTGCAAGTGCCGGTGCGGAGCCACCACCACCCGAGAGGACGCCCACTGATGACTACCTATGTTGCTGCGCAGAACCTGCTACGGCACGTCGCCAGCGGGCACGACGTTTTGCTCGTCCATGCCGCTGCCGAGCCGGCCGACACCGTGGCCGTGCACTGTAACGAGCCCGGTTGCGAGTGGTCCATGGACCACTTCGTCACCGTCCCCGGCTCCGACGCGCCAACAGTTGGCGGTTGCCCAGGCTGCGCCACCATGCGGCAGCGCCGGAGCCTGCTGGTTAATGCCGGCATCACCGAGCCGCCCAAGTCATTGGGTCGCGACGCGATATGCCGCCAGTGTGGATGCACCCCGCTTGCCGCCGAGGAGACCCCCCGATGACCGCCACCGACCCGACCCCGCAGCCGGGAGAGTTCCACGAGTCGGACGAGCGACCGGATGACGTTGCCGCCGCGTTCGACCGTGGCGAGCGTGGCGTGACCGCGCCCCCGCCGCCGACCGTCGAGGCGTCCGGGGTGGAGCTGGGCGAGCCGACCGGCGGCCGGACCGCTACGACCCCGGCCCCGGCGGTGCACGCCAGCGGCCCCCGAGCCGGCCAGCCGGTGACCCCGACCCCGGCTGAGCAGTTGGTGGAGCACGTCGCCCGTCACGGGGGCCAACGGCCGGTCGCCGACTGCCAGTGGTGTCCGGAGCCGGAGCCCGAGCAGGTGCCAGTGGTGGTGCTGGAGGATGCGCTGTGCCGCCGCGTGTGGGCCGGTGCGCTGCGGTGGAAGGCAGGCCAGCTCCGCGACGCCGCCGAGTTCCAGCGGCACACCGGCCAGGCGGACGTGGCGGACGCCATGCGGGTCTGCGCCAGCGCGCTGGAGATCGACGCGCACCGGATCGAGACGGGCGAGCTCACCCCGTGGGCCGACCAGCCGGAGCCGCCCGCCGCGCCCGCCCAGCCGGCCGCTTCTCACGCGAGTCCACACTGCGGCTGTGGGGTCAACGACGCGGGGCAGTACCACTCAGACCCGATCTGCGTCCGGCTCGACTTTCCCCTGGGGCACGAGTTCCAGGCAGTTAGCGGACACCCTGACGACGACGAGTGCACCTATCGCAGCGACCGAACGGACAGCACGTACTGCGGCAGGCGGGAAGCTGAGCATGACGCTGCGCCCGCCCAGCCGGCCGGAGACGCCGACCGGCCGGCCACAGTCCCAGCAGTCGAGTGGCATCCGGCGGCAACCGGTGCAGCGCGCGGCCCGTACAGCTGTGGGTTGAAGCCGACCGGCGATCCGTGCCTGCGATGCCTGGAGCCGCCGGAGAACCACCCGGCCGAGCCGGCCGGCGGCCCCGGATGGGACCGGAAGACGATCGTCGCACTCGCCGCCGGGTTGGCCGGTGAGGTGTTGGATGCCGAGCTGATCAGCCCGGAGCGGGGGCGGGAGCTGCGGGATCAGGTGCTGGCCCTGCTCGCCGACTTGGACCTGTACGTCGGGGCACTGGATGTCCGAAGCGCCCAGCTCTACGATGCGTTGGCCGAGCGCAACGCCGCCCGCGGCGAGCTGGATGCTGCCCTGCGCATCTTGGCTCACGGGGTGCGCGTGGAGAAGATGCTGGAGGGCGAGCGGGAGGCCGCTCGCGCGGAGCTGGCCGAGGTGCGCCGGAGTCTGGCCGGCCAGTGGGCTGCCGACCATGCCAAGCTGACCGCCGAGCTGGCCGTGGTGGTCGCCGACCGGGGGTCTTACCGTGTGGCGTCCAGCCGGCTGGCGGTGCGGCTGGCCGGGGCCACCGGGGATGTGGAGCGGCTACGCGCCGAGGTGTCCCGGCTGGAGGAGGAGCTGGTCGGCGTCCGCAGCGAATGCGACCGGCTGGAGCAGCGGAGAGTGTACGACCGGGAAACCATCGCCCGGATGCAGGAAACGATCCGCACCAACCCGGACATGCGCCTGTCGTGGGTGCCAGTCGACCGGCTCGCCGAGGTCGAGGCCACCGCCCGCCGGGACGCCGCCGCCGACTTCGGCGCCTGGCTCGCCACGGAGATACGCCGACTGTCCGATCGCATCAACGTGCCGGAATGGATCTTAGGCACGGCGGGCGAGGTCCCCGCCGGCACCCGCCCCGTCCCCGGCAGCCCGGAGCCGGACGGAGGTGGCGACGATGCCGGGTGAGCTGACCCGACTGTCTGAGCAGTACCGGCGATACCGCAGCGCGTGGGACGGCCGGTCGGCGTGGGTCGAACGCACCAGCGCGGCCATGAAGCGTGCGGCTGGGCACGCGGAGGACTGGGACGCCCTAAAGGTGCTGGTCGAGGCGGCTGCCGCGTATGTGGGGCTGGTCGAGCATCACTGGTCACCGGAGGTGGTGCTCCGTCTTGAGGAGGATGTGATGCGGGCTGTCCGGCGTATGGCCGGTCTCCTGACTCCACCCGATCGCCCGGAGCCGGCCCCAGCCGGCGGAGAGGAGCCCAACCATGACTGAGGGGATCTCCCTGTATCTGTATCTGGTCCTGCCCGGAGTCGTCGAGACGCCGACTCGGGTCGAGGTCCGCTGCGGCGAGACAGCCGTCTCCGTGCACGAACACGGCGCGCAGGGCAGCGGGTCGTGGGCGGTGTGGACCGGCGGAGGCTCCGTCGTCGGGCAGGAGGTGGCGAAGTATCACCCCACCATCGGGCAGGCGCTCGCCGCAGCAGGTGAGTACGTCCGCGACAAGGAACGCTCGCGGCTGCTGTACGCCCAGCTGAGCGCGAAGCTGGCCGGCGCAGAGGAGCCACGCCCGGAGCCGGCCACCACCCAGACCGAGACGGAGGGACCATGACCACCACCCACGAGCCGGCCACGCACAGTGCCGCGTTGCGCTGGGCTGCCGACCAGCTTGACCTGCCCGCGCACATCAGGCAGTGGCTCCGCCGCCGGGCCGCCGAGTTGGACGCCGCCCCGACCACGTGGGAGCTGCCGGCCGAGCCCGGCCCGGAGGTGGTTGCGGTGGACGACGGGCACGGCTGCCGGTGGGAGCGGGACGTGCCCGGTCACTGGCGGCTGGTGTGGCAGGCACCGGCCGCCCAGGGCCGGGTGTGGCACCCGACCCTGTGCGTCAAGCCGTGGCGGTCGCTGCTGGCCGACCATGGCCGGCTGTCCGCCGCCCCACCCGAGCCCCCGGAGGTGCGAGATGCCTGAGCGGCGGCCGACGATGGACGACCTCGACCTGAAGGAGTTCGCCCTCGCCGTAGCCGGCGGCGGGGCAGCGGTCGTGGCGCTGATGTGGCTAGTGGTGTTGCTTCTGCCCTGGCCGGCGGCGTTGGTGATCGTGATAGCAATGCCGACCGCTGCCGGGCTGCTCATGATGCGCTTGGTGGACCGGTGGTGGCGCGCTCACAGCGCGGACGACGGGGAGGTGCCCGATGCCTGACCGCTACGACCGCGGCCAGCGGATCGAGACCATGCTGCCGCCGGCGCCGCCCCCGCCGGCGCTGCCGGTCCGCCGCCCCACCGAGTTGGCCGGCCCGTGTCGGGACTGCCGCCGGGAGGTGGCCGAGGAGATCGCCGCGCGGCTGCTTGCACGCGGCCGGGCAGACCCGGGCGCCAGCATCGAGGATGGTGCCGCCATCGCCATGGAGGTGCGAGATGCCGTCGGCTGACCACGACCAGGCCAGGGCACGGGCGCTCATGACCGCCCGCCGGATCGCGCCGGAGTGCCCGCTAGACCTGGGCATCGCACACGTAGTGGACCTGCTACAGCGACTCGGCGCTCCGCTGGGCGTCGGCCTGGTGGAGTCGTGCGACGCCAGTCCCGGCCACTGCTACCCATACCCGACCGTGCGGATCGTCGGCTCGCCCGGTGCCGCCTGGCACGCCGTGGCGATCCTGCTGGACCACGCCCTGCCGCTGCGGGACCTGGCCCAAGTCTGGCCCATCGGTCCGACCGGCCCGTCCGGGCCGCCGGTGTGGGACCTACGGTTCCGCCCCGAGGTGACCGGTGGGCTGGTGACGCCTGCTATGGATGAGTGGGTGCTGCAGGCGAAGGGGGATGATCATGGCTGACCGCTACGACCCGGCCACCGTGGAGCTGGTGGTCAGCGCCTGGTACGGGGCTGATGGCATCCCGCACGCCGTGGCGGTGCTAGACGCGCTGGCCGCCGCCGGCAAGCTCCGCGATGGGGACCCGGCAGCCACGTTCGAACGGTTCTGGGCCGACCTGGTGACCACCGACGGCCGCCTTGATGAGGCCAAGGTGCGCGACGAGCTGCACGACTACTACCTGATCATGGGCGAAGTGAGTCGGGTGTACGGAGAGCTGACCGGTGGCCGGATCTCCAAGCCGAACACGCACGCCCATCACGTCACCTGTCCCACCGCTGGGGTCATGGTCCGCCCGGAGTGCACGGCGCACCCGCCGGTGGTCCACAAGCCGTTCAGCGATGACGGGGTGCTGTACTGCGGATGGTCTTCCGGCCGCCGGATCTACGAGGGCTGCGGCGAGATGTGGCCCTGCGCCACTGTTCGGGCTCGCGCTACGAAGGGGGAGACCGATGTCGGCTGAGTCCTTCACCGCCGCCGAGCTTGAGGCTGGCTGTGCTGCGGCGCGACTGTATCCGGACAGGCCGTGGCCGTTGGTGGTCGCCGCCGTGCTTCGGGCGGTGCTGCCCGCCCACGATGCCCGCATCCGGGCTCAGGCTGGTGAGGACGCCGCCCGGGCTGTTGAGGAGGACGCCATCACGATGGCGCTTGACTGCCTGTGCGACAGCCGTTCCGCCCGGATCGTCCGGGAGGTCACCGGAGCCAGCGGGGAGGCGGTGGACAGTGGTTGAGCACACGCCCGAGCCGGGGGAGCGTTGGCGGGTCGGCACCTCCCCGGGCACCCACGGCCGCACCATCTACCGGCACATGCCGGGCGGTCCGGAGCGGGGGGAACTGATCGGGGTGATGGACACCGGCCCGGACGCGGCGCTGGTGGTGGAGGCGGTCAACCGTTGGCTGATGGAGGAGGGGACCCGTGGCTGAGACCCGCAAGTTCCACCTGGGTGAGGTTCTGTCCGTGACCACCGGCCGACTGGTGGCGCCGGGCCACATCGGTGCGGTTCATGCGCTGCTGGACTTCATGACCAGGGACACGCTGTTCACGCACCAGCTCCCGAGGGCGATGCGCGAGTGCCGGCCGGAGCTGCTGCGCCAGCATCCGAAGCTCGCTGGCGTGCCGGTGCCGGAGGGCTTCGACGGCGAGGCGGACGTGCTCGCCTGGCTGGCCGGGCAGGTGGCCACCTACGGGGAGTTCCTGGTGGTGTCGCCACTGGCTGCGGAGGACCATACCCGGGTCAACCCGCTGACGGAGCTAGCTATGAACTACCCGCACCTGAAGGTGATCCCGGTGGTACTGGACGACAAGATCAGCGGGGAGGGGCAGGGGAGTGGTGACGGTGCCGGGTGACAGCCAGTGGCGGATACCGATCTCGCGGCATGTGCAGGCCGAGCTGGCTGGGCCACCGCTAGATGTGGGGGCGATGGTGCAGGAGCAGTTGCGCGAGCAGGCTGCCGGGCCGCCGACCAGCGCGGCCGGCACCCTGGGCCGGGTGGATGCGGCGATCGACGGCCGGTGTCCGTGCGGCGCCGACCCGCGGCCGGGTTCGACGTACTGCTCACCGGACTGCGAGCCGACCCACCGCGGCCCGGACACCGACGCGCCGTGGCTGGGTGGTCCGCACGCCGCCCGCTGGCGCCCGGACCTGGTGACCGCCTTCGACGACAGCGGCCTGGAGTTGGTGCAGATCGAGGAGCGAGGGAGCTTCACCCGCCGCACCTACCGCCGTGCGGGTAGCGACCAGTGGTGGTTCCGTCTGGACGACGGGCACCGGTTCGTCGGCGTGGACGTTTCCGCCGAGGTGGTGCGTGAGTGGGAGGGCCGCGATCGGGTGTGGTACCGGTTGGAGCGGGAGCTGGGCGACCGGCGCCGGCTCGACCCGGAACCGGCCGTTGACGCGTTCGCTGAGTTCGCGTCAGCGTTCGGTGCCAGCGTCAGTCAGGCAGCCGAGGGATTCAACCGGCTCGCCCGGCAGCTCGCCGAGGCTTACGAGGCTGAGGAAGGTGAGTGGGCGGTCCTGGACGGCCGGGTGGACCCGCGCGCCGCGGGGACCGTGTTCTGGATGCCCGACCCGCCAGCCGACCCGGAGGCGCCCACCCTGGCGGAGCTGGCAGGCGGCATTGACCTGACGCCTTATGTGGCGCACCCGACCGCCACGTGGGTGGACGAGACCCGTCGGGTGGACTGGTCGGTGCTGCGGAGGGTTATGGGACCGGCCGACCAGCTGCGGGTGGGTGACCGGATCTCGGTGGAGTGGTCGACCGCCGACGGCCGGCGGGACGCGACTCAGTTGCGGGTGGCGGAGATACGCCCCGACGGCGCTGCGGTCACCGAGCCGGTTGACCGCAGCGGCATGGCTGAGAGGTTCCGCCGGCTTGGTGAGCAGGTGTCCGACCCGCACGGCTATGGACTGGCCGCTGCTGGCGGGTTCCAGCGACTGGTGGCGGCTGCGGTACAGGCCGAGTCCGACCGGGTGGCACTACGGACAGTCTGTGCCGATGAGGAGATGTACCAGGCTGCCCTGGCCGCCGCTGGGGAGCGCGGCTGGTCGGCGGCGCGGATGTTTGCGGCGGTCGCTGAGGGCCGGTACACCGAGCACGGTTGGACGGGTCCTCAATCGGGACGAAACACCACAACTTGACATAACGGTTATTATCGAACATTAGGGGAGTATCCATGCAGCCTGACCAGACCCGCCGGCCCTATCCGGCGTTCCGGGCGTGGCTGGTCCGCCTGTTGGCCTATGCCGCCACCGGCATGGGCGTGGTTGTTGCTGCGGTGGTGTTGTTGGGCCGGCTGCTGCCGGCGGGTGTGCCGCCGTTGCTGGCCCTGGCCGTCCAGGTCGTGGCCGGCTTCGCGTTGGGTGCGGTCGTCAACCACGTCGTGCTGACGGTGCTGCACGACCACCGCGAGGCCGCCGGTCGCGAGCTGGCGGCCGATCTGGCGGAGTACCAGCGGAGGCTCCACGGGAGGGGTGATGATGGGGCAGCCTGACGCGGGTTACAGCCGTGAGCAGGTGGCCGAGCTGATCCGCGCCGCTGCGCGGGCTGGCTGGTTGGTCGCCGATTCTGGGGCGTTCCACGGTGCCCCTGAGCCGGTCATCGAGTGGCCGGACGGGGTGCCGCAGATCGTCGGATGGCGGGAGGTGAGCAGTGGGACAGCCTGACGAGATCGCCGAATGGCTGGCCACCCAGATCGGCACCGATGAGGCGATGCTGGTCGACGGCGGTTCGTGCCGGTGCGAGGACGGAGGCCCGCAGCGGCCGGACTGCGCGGACCGGGTGGCGTTCGATGTAGCCGCCAAGCGGGCGATCCTGGACCAGTACGAGGCCGCCGCGTTCCATGCGGACCTGCCGGAGGGTGTGGCCGACGGCCGCGACCCGGATGAGCGGGACCGGGATGAGGCCGTCGGCGAGGCGCTGGAGCATGTGGTCCGGCACCTGGCTACGGCGTACGCCGGCCGGGACGGGTATGACGAGAGCTGGAGGCCAGCATGACCATCTACCGCCTGCCGGACTGGCTCGGTGGCCACCGAGCCCACCTGGTTCACGGACCAGAACGGGAGCAAGTCACCGTAGAGGTTTGGGTGGAGGACCGGCCAAGCGGCCACCACCTGACGTTGTGGGAACACCTGCTGACCCGCCTGCCGGACCCGGATGCACCGACACCGGCGCAGGTGCTGGAAACACCGGTCGGGCCGAACGACGCTGGCGCGGCCACCGTCCGCGAGTACCTGGTAGCGCTCGCTGAGGCGGTCTGGGACCAGGGCGAGGGCTTCTCGGGCAAGCGCCCGTGGGGTAACAGCGGCTGGCAGCATGACCTCTACCATGCGCTGGGCGCCCGCGGTTACATCCGGTACGAGCAGGACCAACACGGCTACTGCGAGTCTGTGGACCGTGAGGCCGGCCATCGGCTGGTCCGGCAGGCGCTGGAAGCGATGCGGAGGTCGGCATGACCCGACACGCCGTGTGAGCTGCGAGAACCGCCTACCAGCCGGCCTGTAGTCTGCCTGTGAAGCGTGGCGGCCCGGGGTACTCCTATCCCCCGGGCCGTCCGCGTACAACCGCCCCCGCGTCCCCCGTGGTGGCAGCTCACCGCCATCGTAGCGAGCTGCCCGCGGAAGAGGACCCGACCATGCCGGCTGCCACCCCCACCGTCACGTCTGCCTGCCCGGTGGACTGCCAATGCCACGCTTCTCCGTTTGCCCCGTGTTCGGTGCCGGGTGGGTGCGGGTCGGAAGGCTGCGGCCTGGTGGCGTCTCGCCGGTGCGCGGCCGGTGACCGGTGCGCCGAGTACGACCTGGCCAAGCGACGTGCGACGCTGCTAGCTGATCCGTCGGTGCCGCTGTGCCCCGACTGCCTGCGCGTCGCCGAACGGGAAGTGCGGGCGCTGCCGGGTGACTACGCCGCTCTGGAGCAGTGGCTGCCGAAGCCGCTGTCCCAGTGGTCCGACGGCCAGCCAGGCAAGCGGGACCGGGGTGAGCATCCGCTGCCGCTGCGCGAGTTCGTGCTGGTGCTGCAGCGGACCATCTGGCAGACGGCGACAGCGTGGGAGCCGGTGGTGCGGGAGTTGGACCGGCTATCCGATGAGGTGACGGCCGGGGTGCGGGAGGGCCGGGCGGTGCAAACCGCGTGCACGGTGATCGCTCCCCGGCTGGGCAGACTGGCCCGGGTAGGCCAGACGGACATGGCCGAATACCCTTGGGCCGGCGCGGATGACGACCTGCCGCGGATGGTGCTCCACGGGCCGGAACGCCACGGCGTTGCCACTACCACGGAGGTGTGCTCCCCCACCGGCGCCGGCGGCATCGCGCATCTGCGCAGGCTGCACTACCTGGCCCGGTCGGTGGTCGGCCTCACGTCCCCGGTGCGGAAGCTCCCCGGCGCCTGCCACGGCTGCCTACGCGACGGCACACTGCGCCAGCACCAGCCCCGGCAGAGGGGTGACGATCCCCGGGTGTGGTGCGACCAGTGCGACGCGTGGCGGCCCTACGACGAGTACGAACGGTCGATGCGACTCGTGATCTGGCACGAGGGGGCCGCATGCTCGTGAACGACGAATACGAGCGGTTGACCGCTCCACCACCTGAAGGAGGCGGATTCCTGCTTCGTAAGGCCGCGCCTTCACCGCATACGCGGGTCGGGTCTCACCGGCCCTCCACAGGCGTTTTACCTCTCGACCAGCCCGGCCGCGAGGATGTTCTTAGCCGCGTTCACGTCCCGGTCGTGAACCGCCCCGCATGGACAGGTCCACGACCGGACATCCAGGGGCAGCGACTTCTGCAGCACTCCACAGGTGGAGCAGATCTTGCTCGACGGGTACCAGCGATCGACAGTACGCAACTCGCGGCCGTACCACTCGCACTTGTACTCCAGGAACTGCCGCAGCAGCGACCACGACGCATCAGATATCGCCCGAGCGAGCGAGTGGTTGGCCATCATCCCTTGCACATGCAGATCCTCGATCACAACCACTTGGTTTTCGTGGACGAGTCGAGTCGTGAGCTTGTGCAGGTGATCCCTGCGTCGGTCGGCGATGCGCGCGTGGACGCGCGCCAAACGGCGACGTGCTTTGGTGCGATTCTGCGAGCCGACTACCTTGCGGGTCATGCTGCGCTGCGCGCGAGCCAGCTTGCGTCGATCCCGCCGTTCGTAGCCCGGGTTGGTCACCTTCTGCCCGGTGGACAGGGCTACCAGCGATGTGATCCCGGCGTCGACCCCTACCGTCTTGTCGGTGGACGCCAGCGGCTCGATCACGGTCTCCACCAGCAGGGACACGAACCAGCGTCCAGCGGCGTCTCGGGAAACGGTCACCGTGGACGGCTCAGCCCCTTCGGGAAGCGGACGAGACCAGCGGATGTCAAGCGGCTGGTCCATCTTCGCCAGGGTCAGCCTGCCGTCGCGCCACCGGAACGCCGACCGGGTGTACTCGGCCGATGCGTGGGACCTCTTGCGGGACTTGAAGCGTGGGTACCGGTTGCGCTTCGAGAAGAACGCGACGAACGCACCTTGAAGGTGCCGCAGGGTCTGCTGCAACGGCACGCAGGAGACCTCGTTCAGGAAGCCCAGGTCCTGGCTGTGTTTCCATCTGGTCAGCCATGCCGACGTCTCTACGTAGGTGGTGCCGCGACGCTCGGTGGAGTAGATGCGGGTCCGCTCGGCGAGGGCCTTGTTGTAGACCAGCCGCACACAGCCGAAGGTTTGGCTCAGTTGCTGCGCCTGTTCGGGAGTTGGGTAGAAGCGGTACTTGTATCCCCGCCTCGTCTGAAATCCCACGTCTCACATCATACCCGGTACCCGTGTGAAGGGCAGGACGCCTGATGGCCGGCCGGTGGCCGTTTCCCGGCGAGGCGCCGCTGACTCGCGCCCGCCGCGTCGCTCACATGTACCGGGCGCATCTGCGGTCCCTGTCGACGGACCTGTGCGACACCGCCGACGCCACCGCCGTCCAGTTCGGCGAAACGTGGGCGGTCCCCCAGGTGGTGACTGTGGATGAGCACATGCTGCTCACCCCGGCGCAGGCCGCCGACTGGCTGTGCACGTCCACCGCCAACATCCGCCGGCTGCGGCTGGCCGGGCGACTGCCTGGTGAGAGGACCCGCCACGGCTGGCGCTACCAGCTCGCCGACCTGAAGGCGGTACAGGAGACACGCCGCCGCAGGCCCCGAGTTGACCATCCTCGGACGTGACAGTTACGCTTCCGCCAACGGCACCCGTGTGTCCCGCGGCCCCTGTCGGCGCCTCTGACCGGTAAGCCGCACCCCCTCACACCCCCCACAGTCCGGCGGCCCCCGGCCCCCTCCTCCCCCCGCAACCCCCCCTTGAGGGCTGCTGCGGGCCGCCACCACTCCCCCTTGACCAAGGTCGGCTCGGTGTTCGGGACGTTCACCGAGCCGACCTTGCAAACGTCCCCTCAACGTCCCGACCTTGGAGTTCCCACCCATGACCGACCCGGTTATCACCGGCACAGCTGATGTGCCGGCCGGCGACAAGCACATGGACATTGCCGAGTTTCGTGCGTTCGGCTACCTGCAAGAGGTCAACCGGCAGTGGCTGCACCCGCATCAGGGCGTCTGTGGGCTGCCGGGCACCGTCTGGGTGGTGGGTAGCCACTGCGAGATCGACGACAGCGGGGTGGAGCCGGAGCTGACCGGAGCCCGCGAGCTTGCAAACACGCGGTGACCCGGCTGGAGCGGGAGCGGCGTCCTTGCGTGGCTCGGCATCGAGGTGGCCGGCCCGGGCGTCGGCGTCATGATCTCAGCGGACCCGGACGCATGAGAACCGTCTACCGCTTCGAGGCGACGCGCCGGTGAACACTGCCCTCCCGACCCGGGTCGAGGTTGAGGCGTGGCTGGCATCCCGCGCCCACCCGCCCGGCTGGGCTGCCACCCTGACCGGTCTGCCGTGGGAGATCATCCACCCGGTGTGCCGTATCGCCGCCACCACCCGCGTCCACCCGGCCGCAGCTCTGGCGGTGGCTGCGGCGTACACCGGCGACCCGGTGGTGAAGCGGACCATCGCCCAGCAGCTGGGCCGTCACGACCCCGCACCACCCCCAGCCCGTCCCAACCGGGCCACCCGCCGCGCCCAGGGCAGGAACACCCGCCTGGCGGGCAACCAGTGAGTTGGCTGGATACGGTGAGTGGATGAGCGACGATGAC